CTAGGTAACAAAGACCCGGTTTCTGAGGAGAATACTAGACTTTGGAATACAGGTGTTGATTCTGATAAAGAAATTGCTAGAAAGAGAAAAAGAAAATTATCTTACTATGCAAATATTCTTGTCGTAAGTGACCCAAAACATCCTGAAAATGAAGGACAAGTAAAACTTTTCAAATTTGGTAAAAAGATTTTTGATAAGATTACTGAAGCAATGCAACCGGCATTTGAAGATGAAAAGCCTATCAACCCATTTGATTTCTGGAAAGGTGCAAACTTTAAACTGAAATTAAGAAAAGTTGATGGTTATTGGAACTACGATAAATCCGAGTTTGAAGGTGTTTCTCAAATCAAAGAAGCAGATGGCGACATCAAGGCTATTTGGGAGAAACAATATCCTTTAAAACCCTTTGTGGCACCAGATAACTTCAAGTCTTATGATGAACTTAAAAGTAAACTTCATAGGGTAATATCTGGCACTACAAGCGCAGAAACAGTTGAGTCAGCAGACCTCCCGCCTGCTCAATCAGCTGCACCTGTGAAAAGTGCTGAAGTAGCTCAACCAAAGTCAAGTGATGTGAAGATTGATGATTCAGATGATGATACATTAGATTATTTCAGTAAATTGGCAGAGGAAGAGTAATCTCTCCGCTTTAGACCTTTGACCCACCGGTAGCAATATCGGTGGGTTTTTTATTGGAAAGCTGTATAAATAGTAGTATGGCAAAAACAATATTTGACCCTTTAAAAGACTTACAAGGTGGACAACAAAGAGCCACCTCTTGGTACCGTAATGCAGTTTCACTAATTGCAGATAGAACTTCACAAGGTAAGTTAATGAGAGAAGGCCGTATTAACGGCAGACCAAGTGCAGGTCGTATGAACTTCTTTGTTTATGACCCGAAGTACAAAAAGACACTTCCTTTTTATGATACATTTCCATTAGTTTTGCCATTAGAAACTATTAAAGGTGGCTTTATGGGATTAAACTTTCATTATTTACCATACCCATTGAGATTTAGATTACTAGAGCGTATGCAAAAATTTGCTAGTAATAGTCAGTTTGATAGTAGTACAAAATTATTGGCGTCATATGGTGATGTCGCAAGTATAAATTTAATTAGACCAGCAATTAAGAAATATCTGTATAAACAATGTCAAACAGGTTTTAGAAGAATAGATGTAGATGAAATGGCAATTGCCGTATATCTACCAGTAGCCAACTTTAAGAAAAGAAGTCTTGGTTCTGTATTTGCTGATAGTAGAAGGAAAATTTAATGGCAAAACAAAAACTAGGCGACCCAACAGATTTCAGTTATCGTGTTGATAAAGTAACAAAGATTGTTGATGGCGATACAATAGATGTAATGCTTGATTTAGGTTTTGATATCAAGTACAAAAGCAGAGTTAGACTATTTGGTATAGATACACCAGAAAGTAGAACAAGAGATAAAGTAGAAAAGAAATATGGTCTACTATCTAAAAAGTTTTTACAAGAACAAATAAAGAAATCAAAAAGAGTTACAATTAAAACTTACAAAGGTGATGAAACAGGTAAATTTGGTAGAATACTTGGTGATGTATTTTTAGATGATAAGTCAGTTAACTCTTTGATGTGTACAAAAGGTCATGCAGTAGAATATTATGGTCAAAGTAAAGATGATGTTGAAGCTGCACATTTAAAAAATAGAAAAAGGCATAGAGTATAATGGCAATTTTAAGAGGCGGCAGACGAATAGGTAATTATGATATTCGATTAGGTATTCCTAGAGATAGGTCACTTGATAATGTCGAGGGCGATAGACGATTAGGTAGAGTACAAGGTGGTAATCCTGAATCTACTATTGGTAGAGTCATGGGTGCTATTGCACAAGGTGAAGGCTTTGCTAGACCAAATAGATTCATGTGTGATTTTATTTTACCAAAAGGTGTAGATACAGGTTCTGCTCAAGGTCCTGGCGGTAGTGAGGGTATATTATTTGAGGAAGAAGTAGTTAGAAGTACAAAAAATGGTGAACTTCAATCTAATAGTGAAGTACAAAGAGGTTTAAGAGCATTTATAGAAAGTATTGATATGCCTGGTCGTACACTAGATACAACAGATTTTAAAACATACGGACCAAAAAGAAGTATTGTTACAGGCCATAGTTTTAGTGGTGAAATTACAATGACAGTATATTGTGATAAATATTTAAGACAAAGAACTTTCTTTGAGATGTGGCAAAAGGCTGCATTTGACCAAGGTACAAATAATGTACATTTTTATGATGAGTACACAGGCGGTTTGCGTATCTATCAATTAGGGTCATTTGCTGAAAATGCCGATAGAGATAGAATATCATATGGTGTAGAATTGTTTGAGTGTTATCCTAAAACAATTAGTGCTGTATCATATAATCAAGCAGAAAGCGGAGATATACAAAAGATTTCAGTTTCATTAGCATTTAAAAGTTGGATAAATCTAACATTAGACCAAGTAGGTAGTTATACTGTTGGTGGTGGATTTAAGAAACCAACTGTAATTAGTGCTGATAGAGGATTGATTGGTAATATTATCAACAAATTGCCACCAGAAATAAGACGAGCTGGTAGACAAGTTGTAAATGTTATCAGACAAAGAGTACCAATAGGTGCTGTGACCGGTGGTAAAGTATTTCCACCATTATTATAAACAAAAGAGGAGTAAATTATGGCATTACCAGTTGCCAATACGGCAAAATATGAATTGATGTTGCCATCACAACAAAAGACGATTAAGTTTAGGCCTTTTCTTGTAAAAGAGGAAAAAGTTTTACTTATGGCGATGGAATCAGGTGAATCTAAAGAGATGTTATCTGCCATCAAAGAGATAGTTAAGTCATGTACTTTCGGTGAAATGATTGCTGAAGACTACCCTATGTTTGATATTGAATATGTATTTTTACAAATACGGTCAAAGTCAGTAGGTGAAAAAACTAAATTAAATGTTTTATGTCCAGATGACGGCAAAACATACGCACAAACTGAAATTGATTTATCTAAAATCGAAGTCTTTGTTGATGATGACCATTCGCCAAACATTATAATTGACGAAGATAGGAAATTAGGTGTGGTTATGAGATATCCAGCATTAAAAGATGTTGATTCTGATACATTACAAGGTGACATTAATATACAAAAAACTTATAAGATGATAACTAGTTGTATTGAACAAATTTATGAAGGTGATAAAGTCTATTTTAGAAAAGATACACCTGAAAAAGAAATACAAGAATTTGTTGATAATCTATCGGCTGACCAGATGAAAAAGTTAAGCACTTTTTACAATACAATGCCTAGATTAGAACATAAAGTTATGGTGAAAAATCCAAAGACAGAGGTTGAGTCTGAGGTTACACTAAAGGGTCTAGCAAGTTTTTTCGGATAGCCCTCTCACATGATTCTTTAACGAATTATTTTGAAACGAACTTTGCTTTAATGCAACATCATAAATATTCGTTAAGTGAGTTAGAAAATATGATACCTTGGGAGAGGGAGGTGTATGTTTCGTTATTAGTAACCTATCTCAAAGAAGAAAAAGAGCGTAGAGAACAAGAAAAACGGAGAAAATAAATGGCTGAAGAAATAAAAGACATTAAGGTTGCAACACCAAAACAAAAGGTAGTTGTAGATTTAGAAGTAGATACTTCTATCAAAGACCTTGGTGTAAATCCATATGCTAAATTAATTCATATGGCAAGAGCTGTTGACGCTTGGAGAATATTTCCAAGATTGTTTTTAACAGTTTACATAGTATTATTATATAAGTGTGTAATATGGTATATGGACTTATCTGCTCCTACTATGGAACAGAGTGGGCTAATCAGTATCGTTGTTGGTGCTGGCGCTGCCTGGTTTGGTTTATACACAGGTACAAGTAAGAGTAAAAAATAATGGAACTAACACTTAAAGACCAATCAGTAGTAGAAATAGGACAAGCAGTTGGCAATAATGTCAACTCATTAGCTGGCGGTGCTAGTACAGCATTAGTACCAGCAGGCGGTGGTGGTGCAGTTGCGCCAGCAGGTGGTATTGCAACGGCAATGAATCCTTTTGATAGTATGATGGTAGTTTTAGGTGATATAAGAGATGGTATATATTCATTAGTTGATAAATTTAGTGAAAGTGTATCTATACAACAAGACGCAAAGTCAGACGCCGCTATGGCAACAGACCTTGCACAAGTTGGTGATACAGGCGAAGGCGCTTCAGATGAAGGCGTAGACCCAGCCCCTAAACAAAGTTTCTTTTCAAAAGCAAAAGATAAAGTAAAAGGTTTACTAGGTGCAGGTGGTTTTAAAGGTTTACTTGTAAAAGGTGGATTAATATTTGGTCTATTAGGTATTGCTAAGTTAATGCAAAAGTATGGTAAAGAGATTGCAGATAAGGTAGCACCTATAGTTGATGGTGTCAAGGCATTTTTTAGTGCATTTACAGATGACATAGGTCCTATTTTTGATAGTGCTGTTGAAACAGTAAAGACAGCATTGTCAGCTATAGTAGATATTGTAAAAGGTTTATTTACAGGTGACGCAAGTACATTTTTAAGTGGTGTAAAAAAAATATTTGTAGATTTTCCTATCAAATTAGTATCATATATTGGTGACGCATTT